TATTTTAGCAATGTTGGCTACAATTTGATGAAAATCTGCTTTGCCTTCTTGATATTCTTTTACAATAGAAGCAGCTCCAGTTATTCCTGGAGTTTTTAAAGCAAAGTGCATAACTAATCTAGGTTCTTGTTGGGAGTAATCAAAACAACCCCATGTATGTCCATCTTCAGGTTCAAAAATAGATCTAATCCCCATACCTATCTGTGAGTATAAAGATGGAAGTTGTTGTAAGTTTGGATGAGAATAACTTAATCTTCCTGTTATGGTTCCTCCTTGTTCACTCTTTAATTGATGTATATCAGAATGTATTCTTCCATTTACTACATAGTTTTTAATAGAATTTAAAAAGGTATTTTTTAATTTATCCATTTGTCTAGCCGTAGCTATGCTTCTAAGTATAGGGTGTGAATGCTTAGCCAAATAGTTTTTAGTAAAAGAAGGAGCGCCTGTTTTCGTAGTTCTAGTATAGTCTTTTACCCCTAACTTATCACATACAGCGCCAATGTTTTTTGCTGCCCATATTTCAGGAGAAAAACCAACTTCTTTTTTAACTCTGTCTATGCATTCTTCATAGGCAATTGTTAATTTTTTTTCTAAGATAACTACTTGGTCTTCATTAACTTTAACACCTTTCCATTTCATATCTAAAAGACATGGAAAAACTTTTGTTTCTAAATTTTTTATGTCATTTAAATCTTGGAGAAGAATTTCTTTTTTAAGTTCTTGCCACAAAGCCAATGTTATTTCTGCGTCACGTTCTGCGTATTCACCTACATACATAGCAGGCAACTTGTACATTTCTGATTTAGGATCCACGCCCCATTCTTTTGCGGTCTGATTTAAAACTGTTTCATGTTTACCTATACCAATGTACTCGTTGGCTACTGAACCTAAATCATATCTAAATCTATTTTCATTAACCAATGTAGCCATTACCATGGTATCAATAATAGTTCCGTGGACCGTGAGCCCTAATCTACGAATCCAGCACACATCGTATATAGCGTTGTGAAATATTTTTGAAGCAGGAGTCTTTAATACGTCTTCAAACCACCTTAAAACCTGTTTACGGTCCATATTAGGCCCATTTTCATGAGCTATAGGGTAATAACCACACCAATTAGATACAGCTATAGCTATGCCTACTACATCTCCAATACCTCTAGTTGATGCCGAACCTTTTGTTTTTAAATCAGGATCTTTAGTCTCCAGGTCAATTGAAATTTCATCGTATTTAGATAGATCTGGAAATTCTTCCGGTTGCACCCATTCCGTTTGCGGTGTAAATAGTGGTCTTTGCATTATTTATTCTTCTTCCATTTGTTGTAGCCTTTAATCCATTCGGTGGATTTCCGTTCTTCTGTTTGTCTTTTTGCTTCTTTATAACATTCTGCTAATTCTTTCTTTTCTTTCTCAGCTTCTTCTAAAAAATCTTTTTTTGGATAGTCTCTCTCAATAATCATATCTATAAAATGTTTTGCTTTTTCTAAATCTTGTCTTTTTCCTTTCAGTCTGTGTCTCAAAATATATTTTATAACGCATCCTTCGGGATATAGCAACTCATTTTCAATTACGAATTTACTTGGCTGAATTTTAAAATTCTGATAGTGTGTTCCGCCAATTTGTTTATTGTATGTGCTCATCTTCTTCATCTCCATAAATTTCTCTTTCCATTCTCATTATAAATCTGTAAAATTCTTCTTCGCTCATAATATATCCTGGAGTATTTCCTGGTTTAGTAAAGGAAAAGTATTTTTATAAGTGGAATTAAAAATATACAGCTCTTCTTCTGCTCTAGATACACCGACATAACACACTCTAGTTTCTTCATCTTCTAGTCTTATTATTCCACTGTTATAACTCAGTAAGCTACCGTATCCCCAATCACTTGATAAAATAACTTTTTTTCTTTCCATTCCTTTTATCCCATGAATAGTGGATACAACTATATCGGCCTTACTTAAACTGGGATCATTGTCCCAACACATTTTTAAATAATTATTAAAGTCACCATCATCTCTAAATAAACCATTTGGTTTTTTCCCTGAAGATTTTCGGCTTGTGGAAAAATAAAATACTTCATGCCATGGTTTATTAATATCAGCTAATACATAATATTTTTCTTTTAAATCAGAAAAAGAATAGCTGTTAGTTTTGTCTTTAAATTCTTCTGGGCATGTATCTAATTTGGTAAGCGCTCCCTTTTTTCCGTGCTGAACTAAACCTGGTTTTAAATCTTCAATAAGACGCATAATACGTTGACCTGAAGTCAGATCTCCTTCTGTCGTAATAGCTTGACCTTTTTTTAATGTGTTCCAATTGTCGATAACTGATCTAGGTCTTTTTGGAAAACTTGATATTAAAGAACCTCTATTATCCGCAGTTCTAGATTTTTCTTTCCAGATAATTCCTCTATCTTTTAAATATCGGATATATCCATGACAATTAGCCCATGTTCTAGCGCACATTATTAAATTCGAATCTATATTTATTATAGGATCAAATTCCCCTGTATCATGCAGGAAGTCTACTTTTCCTTCATAAGATTTTTTACAGGCGTATTCATTTCCTAATCGGTGGGTGATTTGATGTACAATGTGTGTAGCTAATCTATATACTTTCTTAGGTAAACGGTGAGTAGTAGGCAATATTTCTATATGCTCTTTTGGACAAGGCCATTTTTGAAATATTCTTACATCAGAACCTTTCCAACCATATATAGCTTGGTCATCATCTCCCACTAAATACATTTCTTCTGTTGTTCTACCAATTTTTGCAATCACTCTCCACTCTAACCAAGATAGATCTTGTACTTCATCAACCATCACTACTTTGTAATCATCAAATATAATATTAGGGGCTAAAGCTTTTTCCAACATGTCTTCAAAATCAATTACATTATTTTGGGTTTTAAAATTAATTAGTTGTTGATAACAATATCTTATTTCTGATCTTGTTAGCTTGGAGTATTGAAAATTAGGGTGAGTATCACTAAAGTTTAATATTTCTTCTATGTCTGATTCTTTGGTCTTGTTTTTTCTATGATAATAATACGAAGGTTTGAGAGATCTTGCTAACGCGTCATGTCTTGCGTTTCCAATTAAACTAAATATTAAACCAAGTTTTTTATCCTCGACTTCAGACCATCCAACTGCTTCTGCTTCTCCTGTTCTATCAAAAACAGAGTCATCTAACATAACCCAATTATCTGGATCGGTTTTTATTTTATCTTTAAATTCTTTTTTTACTTTTTGAGAAAAAACATCGTAATGATCAAGATGGTCCTTGCAATATTTGTGAATTGTCTTTATACTTTCGGCTTGCTTTTCAGAAAAGTTTAGTTCTTTTTGGGCTCGTAAACGTAAGTTTGTAACTGTGGCATTTGCAAAACCTATCATTAAAACGTCCTTGGGCTGTAAACCTTTATTAAAATATTTCCGTAAAAGATGTAAAATCTTAGTAGTTTTACCACATCCGGGTCCTCCTAGGATTTTGTATCTCTGTCTATAAAATCTATCTAGCATTAATAAGGAGCTTCACTTTCTTGTCCAAAATCTATATCATCATGTTCAACTTCTTCTTTCTTAAATTCATTAGAGTCTAAAACATATACCCATTTTTTTATGTCTTTATCTATGTGTAATTTTTCCCTGGTTAGACCTTTTGTCTTCTTAAGCATGGTGTGTGTATCATTTTCACTTATTTCCCAATTGTTCGTTTTTAAAAATTTAAAAAATGGATCAAACATAAATTTAACTTTATCTTCTTCGTGAAAAGGTCTTCCAAATAATATTTGTTTTTTATTTTTGGTTTTGCGTAAATTAAAACAATAAGTCTCTAAAGAATTTTTTAATCTTATCTTTGGTTGACTTTCTTCTGGGGCATCAATTGGGGTTGCTTTTTGTTGTAAGGATCTAATTTGTTCGTCCCAATTCTTTGTCTTTTTTGGAGTTTTTCCTGTTTGTTCAGTGGCTGCTTCTCTTGCAAGAGTTTGATTAACTAATTCTTTTGAATAAAGTCCTACTTCTTCACCATTAAAACCAAGATACCATCTTTTAGGTGTGGATTTAATATAAGATAAAGGACCTAGAACTAATTCTCCAGCGGCATCCCCTCCAACTCCAAATTCTCTTAAAATACATGTAGGTCTATCACAATTAGGCTGTAACCAGTTTTTATCACACCTGTATGAATAATCTTTTTTATTTCTAGAATTAATTATTCCTTTCACTTCATTATAACCCATTCCTTTTCCAATAGGTTCAAAAAATTTTTCGTTATATTTACCTACCTTATCTTCCCAATCGTCAGGATATCTCATTTTAATGTAGCGAGTCATGTCTAATAAAGTTTCATTACGTTTTGATTTTTCTATACCAAATTTTGCTAATGCTTGCATACAAGGAGGGCCATCTTTAAACCAATCTCCTACTTCTCCTTCATCTATATTAGATTTTAATTTTTTTAGTTCTAATGGTGTGGATTTATTTTTTTCGTAACATTCAAAAAATTCGTCTAGTGTTGCTGGGCTTCCGTCTTCCTTAATCATATATCTTTCTGTTTTTGCGGCATTGTGATAAGGAAGATTTATCCAACTACCAGCTGAACCCTTCTCCAGGTTCAGATATTTCTGAACCGGAAATATTTTGTCAGGCTTTTCTACTGCAAATATGTTTTTAATATTATGAAGTTTTTCTCTCATAAGTAACGCTGGGACAGGAACTGTCATAAATAAATAGAGATGAATTCCTCCACTTTTTGATCTAAAAGGGACTAGTTTTACATTTAAACTGTTTAATTTTTTAAATAATTCTTTTACATCTGGTTTATAGTTGTCTAAATCTATAGCGCCCCAGATACATTTACTTTCTTTATCAATTGGACACAGACCCAAACTATCAGCATTAATAAATCCTTTATTAGTTTTTACTTTAAATTTTTTTCCTTCGAGGTGCGCTTTCCACATCTCCTCTGTATGCGGATAGCTGGAGGTAAAAGAAGAGCCAGATTTTTTACTACTACCATTCTCATAATCAGCTATATGGTAGCCAAATCTTTCATCTAAACCTTTAAATACTTCTTTAAATTTTTTTACATTCATATACTTTAAACGGGCGCCCCCACTCTCGCTTCAGCGCCCGCCTCCTAGGATACTGTTAGTATGGTGAATCGCTTTTTGATTCGTCAGATCCATGTTTAACTTTTACTTCACCTTTGCTATTTTTTTCAGCAAAGCTTTTAGCAATCGCATAAACACCTTTATCTGTGACTGGACCAACTTTTGACACATCCCATCCAAACCATGTTCCTTTGT